TCGGAACTTACCTGTTCCGAAACTCTTGTCCGCATTGACTTTCAGCCCAAAAGCTTCGAGTCGGCGGATGACGTGGACCATGAAGTCTGTGGGGACGATTATATCGTCACCATAGACACGCACAACGCCCGAGTAGGATTGAAGATCTACTCGGGTCAACTGGCGTCTTTGCGCATCCTGGATCCCAAGGAAGACCAAGGTTGTAAAAACCATGGCCTCCACTGGGAAACAGAGCGCAGAACCCATAGACGCGAACTTGGAAAGGCGTATAACGCCATGTCCAGGCACATCAGCCTTCCGGGACCGCGTAGCATCTACCGCACCCATAAGGTGCGGAAAATGCCTAAGCATCTCCCGTACATGCTGATTAGAGACTCGATCGGAGGCATCTTTGAGGTCGAGGGTCGCAAGATCCCCAAACTCAGATCCCTGTTGGGCAAGGCGCTGATTAGGCTCCTGGTCCATGAATCCGATCATCCCCGAGATGGTTTTATCCGTCTCGAGTTTCTCGACAAGCATCTCGCCAATAGCCTGCTGCATATATTGCATACAGGTTGGTTCGATAGCTATGATGCGAGGAGTCTTGAGCGTCTTAGGCACAAGAGTGACCTTTACGGGTCTCTCCTGGCCAGGTTCGAGGATGTGAACACGGTCGAGGCGATAGTAATATCGCCAGTTAGGAATTGCGTAGTCCCCGTAGGGGAATACGCTTTCCAACCGGGAGGTCCATTCGGACTGGTCGAACTTCGCGTTTCCGCGAAGTCTATCGGAAGTCTTTCCCGGCCCGTGTTTCGGTACCAGCTCACCGTTATAGACCGCGAGGTCGACGGCGGCTAGTACGTCTCCGAAGAGACGGAGCGACATGGACTGAAACTCAGCGAGCTGAGAATCAGTAGTACGCGCATCGCTCCTCTTCACATCCTTCTCACACTCGAGAAATGCAGCGACAGCACCTTCCTCGCGCTCTTGCGAGCACGGAAGAAGGATCTTCTTGAACATCAACGTAAGTTGACGCAAAGAGAAGATGGCATCTGTCGAAACATCATCGAGAAGACGACCAGTACGTCGGTCAAACACAAGATCGAGGAAACCCCCTAAGAAAGCGGGGAGACCACCCTTCCACTTAAATCCGTGGAAGAGGCTGCGATCTACGTACCCTCTGT